GTTTTTTCCCACGACCATAAACCAAACGATAGCTGGTGCTTCGCTTGTAAAACTTTTTTCCCGATGGATAATGTTTTAGACAAAGTAGTACCAATAAAACAACAGTACAACAAGGTTAGCACAATGGAAATTGAAGATATTAAGAAACTGCCTATCAGAGCATTAGAAGATAGAAAAATCAGAAAAGAAACTTGTGCTGCTTACAGGGTCAGGGTTGCTTTATCTCAGGAAGATGGTGAAACAATCACTAGTATATTCTCACCTGATACAAGTGAGGGTATCCTGGTTGGTTATGAGCAAAAGCAAGTCAAAGATAAAAGATTTATGTCTATAGGTGATCGTAAGGGCCATTTAGATTTATGGGGCAAACACCATGCTGCAGCTTGCAATGGTCATAAACTTTATATTACTGAAGGTAGGCTTGATGCTCTGAGTTTATATCAGGTTATTAAAGATCACACTCTTGAGAAGTACAAGCATCTTAAACCATCTGTCGTCAGTTTAACTAAAGGTTGTTCGGGTGCAGTAAAAGATTTGATCAACAATAGGAACTTTGTTGAGTCATTCAAAGAGATCATCTTATGCTTTGATAATGATCAGGCAGGTGATAAGGCTGTTAAAGAAGTCCTTAAAGTATTTCCAATGGCAAAGGTCGCTACACTGCCCTTGAAAGATGCAAGTGATATGCTTGTAGCCGACAGGGGTAAAGAGCTGTTTGAACAAGCTGTGTGGAGATCGTCAGTCCAGAGGCAAGGTCAGGTGGTCGATGTAGAGGACATCATTGAAAATGCAATGACGAAACCACAAATGGGTATTAGTTTCCCATGGTCATCGGTGACTAAAGCCTGTTTTGGAATACGACCAGGAACAATTCACTGTGTTGGTGCAGCACCTAAGATCGGGAAGACAGATCACCAGCATCAGCTAGTACATCACCTAGTGTACAATGAGAAAGTAAAAGTTGGTATGTTTGATCTTGAGAATAGTCCAGTTAAGACAGCTAAGAAGTTAGCTAGTAAGCAAGCAAAGAAAGATTTTACTAGACCTGACACTGTGTACCAAGACAGTGAGCTAAGACAAACACTTGAAGGTTTGAATGGTAAGGTTAGGTTTTATGATCGACATGGTTCTCGTGATTGGGAATCTATAAAAATTACTATCACTGAAATGCACTTACTTGATGGTATCAATATCTTTATGATTGACCCTATGACTACACTCGTACAAGGGTGTGATGCTAGTCAAACTAACACTGAGCTAGGTAAGATATGTAGTTCTGCTGCTGACTTAGTATCTGTGTACCCTATCACTATATTCTTTTACTCTCATGTGAATCCTAAACCTAAAGGCAGTATGCCACACGAGAAAGGTGCTAGGGTTTATAGCTCTGAGTTCTTTGGTAGTAGATCAATGGAAAGGTTCTTTCACTATGGTCATGGTATCAGTAGAGATAGAAGTGATGAGTGTCCACCTGACAGAAAGAATATGTCAGAGTTCTATATGTTGTTTGACAGGGACTTTGGTCAAGGTTACACATGTGATGTATACTTTGATGAAGCTACAGTGACATACTTAGAACCCATGAGAAGGAGTTGGTGATATGTTAAATCAAAAAACTTTAAAAAAGTATTTAGATTATGATCCTGAAACTGGTATTTTTAAATGGAAGATAGCTCGTACTGGGGTAAAAGTTGGAGGTACTGCTGGAAACCTTCACCCCACTGGTTATGTTTGGATAAGATTACTCGGTAAAAGATATTCTGGTCATAGGTTAGCTTGGTTGTATGTTCATGGTAAGTTTCCAGACAATCAAATAGATCACATTAACAGAGTAAAAAATGATAATAGAATAGATAATCTTAGAGATGTTACTCAATCTGTAAATGCTAGGAATAGAGATCTTTTATCGACCAACACCTCTGGTCATACTGGAGTTAAATGGAACAAAAAACAACAGGCTTGGAAAGTTACAGTGTGTCAGGTTCATTATGGTAGTTTTAAATCTAAACTAGATGCAGTAGCAAAAGTAAAATCTGTTCATAAAAAACTAGGATTTCATGAAAACCATGGAAGGGCTTGCAATGACTGAGTATGTATTTGATATAGAAGCAGATGGTATTGATGCAACAAAAATCCACTGCATGATTGCTAATGGTGAAGAAGTAAATAGATTCTTCTTTAAGAACCTTACCAGTGATGATGTGCTTATCGGACATAATATTATTCGTTACGACATACCAACTATCGAAAGGTTGTTAAATATAAAGATTAAAGCTCAGCTAATAGATACCCTAGCCTTATCCTGGTACTTGTTTCCTACAATTAACAGGCATGGCTTAGAGCAGTGGGGTGAGCGTTTAAACATTGAGAAGCCAGTCATTACTGATTGGGAAAACTTAACAAGAGAAGAGTACATTCACAGGTGTAAAGAAGATGTCAAGATAAATACTAAGCTATGGGGATTACAGAAGTCTTTGTTGATTAAGATTTATGATGGTGACTATCAACCACTGGTTCGTTACCTCTCATTCAAGATGAAGATGGGTATGCTTCAAGAGACATCAAGGTGGAAGCTAGATGTAGATAAGGCTAACACCTTACTTAATGAGTTAGAGTTAAAGAATGAGCAAGCAATCAATGAACTATCTAAGGTTATGCCTACAGTTCCTAAGATAGCAAAGCGTAAAAGACCCAAGCTACCCTTCAAACAAGATGGTTCTCTGTCTGTAGCTGGTGAAAGGTGGAAGGTTTTAGCAGAAGACAATGGGTTTACTATTGAGTACGACCATGAGATAGAAGAAGTAGTAGGTCAAGAAGAACCCAATCCTACTAGCAGCAAGCAGATTAAAGACTGGCTATTTACTTTGGGTTGGAAGCCAATGACATTTAACTTTGTAGATGACAGGGAGATACCCCAAGTAAAAACTAAAGATGGAGAATTGTGTAAGTCTATTAAGAAATTATCCGACCTACACCCAGAGGTCTTAGTTCTCGATTCTATGGCAGTTGTTAAGCATCGTATAGGGTTGGTCAAAGGGTTACTAAAGAATGAGCAGAATGGCTTTGTACAGGCTTGTATACAAGGATTAACTAACACTCTTAGATTTAAACATGCAGTATGCGTTAATCTACCCTCTGCGAGAAAGCCTTACGGATTAGAAATTAGAGGTTTATTGACAGCTAAAACTGATAATACAGAGTTATGTGGCAGTGACATGTGTAGCCTAGAGGACAGAGTCAAGCAACATTATATGTGGGAGCATGACGAAGAGTATGTTAAAGAGATGAGTAAGCCAGACTTTGACCCACACCTTGACCTTGCACTAGCTGCTAAAGCTATTACTCAACAAGAGGTGCAAGATTATAAAAATGGCAACAAACTTGATAGGATTTCTCAGTTACGATACAACTACAAGGGTGGTAACTATGCACTTCAGTATGGTGCAGGAATTAAAACTTTAGCAAAACAGTTGGGTATTACTATGAAGGAAGCCAAAGTAATCAGTGAAGCATACTGGGAACGTAACTGGAGTGTTAAAGCTATCAGTGACAGCATGGTAACTAAAGAAGTTGAAGGTAGTACCTGGCAGTTTAACCCTGTGTCTAAGCTATGGTACAGTTTAAGAAGTGACAAGGATAAGTTCAGTACATTGTGTCAGGGTACAGGAACTTACTTGTTTGATATGTGGGTAGGATTCATCTTAAAAGAAAGGGAGCAACTAACAGCTAACTTTCACGATGAAATAATATTGGAGGTAAAGAAAGGCAATAGAGATAAGTGTGTGAAATTGTTGGAAAATAGTATAAAAAAAGTAAATCGTATGTTAAAATTGAATCGAGAGTTGCAAGTTGACGTTCAGTTTGGTGTAAATTATTCAGAAATACATTAAGGAGATTAAGATGGGATTTGAAAGAAAGTCACAACCAAGGGCTGCTAGCACCATGGAGTATGAGAACCTAACAGAAGGTGAACATGAAGCAAGGTTAATCTATGTAGCTGACTTGGGTATGCAAAACAGAGAGTACAAGGGTGAGGTTAAACCACCTGCACAACAAATATCTCTGTGCTTTGAAGTGCTAGGCTCTACTATTAAGATAGATGATGTAGAACAACCTAGAATTATTTGGTCAAAACCTTTTAATATATTTGGTACTATGTCTGGCTTGTCAACAGAGTATGATTACTTTAAGGCTTTTGTACCTACTGCTAAAGAAGATACAACTGCTGATTGGGAATCAGTATTAGGTGAACCAGTTAATATTATTATCAAACACGTTCACAAAGATGGAGCTGTGTACGATAATGTATCTGGTATTACTGCTATTCCTAGCAAGTATCGTTCTAAGGTAGATAAAGCTGTTACTACTGAGTTTGCTATAGCTGGCTCTGAAGATGTTGATAGTCCTGCTATTAAAACTTTGTTTGGTTTAGCTAAACACGTTCACGATAAGCGTATTACTGGTAATGTTGCACCAGCTAAAGAGCCACAGCCAGTAATAGAAGAAGAAACTTTTGATGATGCTGTTCCATTCTAAGTGAAAGCCCTGATAGATGGTGACATCATAGCTTACAGGGTAGGCTTTGCTTGTCAAAAGAAGGATAAGGAAACAGGGTTAGTTACGGCTGACCCTAAACCTTATGCTCTCCATTCTACTAAGCTCTATGTCAATCAGATAATAGACGACTGTGGCTGCAATAGCTACACCATATACCTCACACCTAAGACAACCTTTCGTAACAAAGTAAGAGATGACTACAAGGGCAATAGGAAAGACATTGCTAAGCCAATTCATCTTGATGCTATCCGTACCTACTTGATTAGTATTTACAAAGCTAAAGTGGTAGATAATATAGAAGCTGATGATGCGTTAGGTCTTAAACAAGATCCTGGTACTATGATATGCAGCATAGATAAAGACTTGTTGATGTGTGAAGGTAATCATTACAATTTTGTAAAGCAAACTTTTACAACTGTAACT